GTTTCCTATTTCTTTGGTAGTCATTCCTGCTGAGATGCCGGCCTTCCAGCGCATACATTCAGCACCTGCCCGTTAACGTTACCCTGGCTACGGACGGTGACCATGGCCGACTCGGGTGCGTTGCGTGTGAGACGCGCTAAGGCCCATAAGGCCGGGGATCACTCGCTGTGCGTGCGCTGTGCGGCCGTCCGGCCTGTGGCTGCTGATCCAGAAGGGGTCGCGCCGGTTTCGGATGCCGAGGCGGAGTTGCGGCAGCTTGCCGGCCTTTTGGCGGTTGCTTACCGGGCTCAGCCGGAGAATGCGCTGCTTGCGCGGGAGTTGCGGATGACGTTGCAGGCCCTGTTGCCTGCCGCCGGCGGCCAGACGCTGGATGGTGAGCTTAACGAGCTGTTTGCAGGGCTGCGCACCTAGGTTCGCCACGCCTGTCACTCTCGGTCGGCCGAACCTGGCGGAGGGGATCGCGAAGACGGCGGTGCTGCTCGGCTTCGAAACATCGCTCGGCCGGGGCCTGATGCCGTGGCAGCATGACTGGAATGCGCTGGTGACGGAGATGGATCCGTCTGGCGGGTTCGTTTACCGGCAGGGCGTGCTCGAGGTGATGCGGCAGCAGGGTAAGACGGTTGACCTGTTGTCGCTGATGGTGGCGTATGGGTTGCGGCGGCCTGGTACTCAGATCGCGTATGCGGCGCAGACGCGGCTGGATGCGCGGAAGCGGCTGCTGGATTCGTGGTGGCCGCGGATCAAGCGCAGCAAGCTGGGCCCTCCGCTTATCGAGGTGCGGAAGGGTTCGGGCAGTGAGGCGCTGCTGTTCCGGAACGGGTCGATGCTCAGCCTTATCTCCGGGACGGAGACGTCGGGGCATGGTGACAGCCTGCACTTGGCTGTGATCGATGAGGCGTGGGCACATCAGGATGATCATGTCGAGGCGGCGGTGCGGCCGACCCTGATGACAACTGCCGGGCAGTTGCTGGTGGTCAGCGCGGCAGGGACAGAGAAGTCGTCTTACTTCCGGGCGAAGATCGACGTGGCCCGGGCGCGTGCTGAGTCAGGCGTGGCAGGCAGGGCCTGCTATGTCGGCTATTCGTTCGCTGATGATGAGGATCCCGCAGATCCGGAGACGTGGCGGCGGCGGATGCCCGCTCTGGGGATCACCGTGACGGAGGAGACGGTCACGGCGGATCTGGATGACATGGGGATGCCGGAGTTCCGCCGGGCGTACGGGTGTCAGTGGCCGGAGGTAGCGAACCCGGGTTGGGCCGTGATCACCGAGGACGCATGGCGGGCACTGGCTGATCCTGGTTCGTCGGTTCCGGATCCGGTGGCGTTCGCGGTGGAGGTGGCGCCGGGCCGGACGATGGCGGCGGTCGCGGCTGCGGGGCGCCGTCGGGATGGCCGGACGCATCTCGAGGTCGTCGAATACCTGCCGGGGACGGACTGGGTGCCCGGCCGGCTGGCTGAGTTGCGGCGCAAGCACCGGCCGTGCGCGGTTGTGCTCGATCCGTCGAGTCAGGCCGGGGCGCTCATCGCGGACATTGCCGCCGCTGGCGTGGAGGTGACGGCGCCGTTCACTGCCCGGGACGCGGCGCAGGCGTGCGGCCAGTTTTATGACGCAGCGCAGGCCGGGCAACTAGCACATATGGGTCAGTCGTCCCTGAATCAGGCGATGCGGTCAGCTGTGACGCGGCTGCTGGCTGATGCGTGGGCGTGGGATCGACAATCTCCGGCGGATGACATCAGCCCGCTGGTCGCGGTGACGCTGGCGGCGTGGGGGTTCACGAAGTTCGGCCGGTCACGGATACCGCCGTACAACATGCTGAGGAGCGTCGGATGACGACAACAGCGGTCATGGATCGCGCCGCATACGAGCGGATCAATCAGCAGGCTGCCGATGTCCGCAGCGGTCACACGCTGCTGTCGGTCATCGCCGGCCTGTTCTTCGCCATCGGGTGGGCGGCTGGCCGGATCTTGCCGTGCGTGATGTGGTGCGGGTATGCGGTGCGTGAAGGTTTCCGGACTGCGCATGGCCCGTCGCGGAAGATGCAGATTGCCGTACTGCGGGCGCAGATCGGGGACCTGAACACGCAGCTGTCGCGGTTCAGCGGATGAGATCGTGCCGTGGATCTGGTTGAGCGGCTGAACGCGCAGGTAGCCGAAACCCGGGCGATCGGTGGGGTGCCGTGGCAGCCGTGGAGCGACCCCGCGGCAAGGTTCGACACGGGCGGCCCCGCCCATCCGGCGCGGCAGGGCCGCGGCGGCGTCGACGGCGCCCTGGCCCTGCAACCGGTGTACAGCTGCGTGCGGTGGATCGCTGAGGGTGTCGGGAAAACCCCTGTCCTGCAGTACCGGGATACCGGGTCCCGGAAGGTGAAGATGCCGCCGGGCCAGTTCATCACGTCGCCGTCGGCGTATCTGCGGCCGTTCGACTGGAAGGCCCTGGGAATCACCAGTGCGCTGCTGCACGGCATGGGGATCGCGCTGATCACGAACCGGGATGGCTATGGGTATCCGCTGTCGGCGGAGTGGCTGCCGAAAGACCAGGTCGCGATTGTTGACAGCCAGCCGTTCAACCCGCTGAAAACCAAGTACTTCTATGCCGGCCGGCCTGTGAGCCGGGAGGACCTGTTCATCATCCGGGGCCTCTCGGTGCCGGGCCGGACGGAGGCGATCTCCCCGATCGCCGCGTTCCAGGCGTACATCGAGTCTGGGCATTCGGCGCTGGAATTTGGGACAGGATGGTACAGATCGGGCGGTTTTCCGCCTGGCGTTTTCCGCAACACTCAGTACGAAGTCACCGATGAGCAGTCGGCGGACATCAAGGGGAAACTGGTGCGGGCGATCCGCCGCCACGAACCCCTCGTGCACGGCTCGGACTGGGAGTTCAGCCCGATCACGGTGCCGCCGAACGAAGCCCAGTTCATCCAGTCGATGCAGCTGAACGCCACTCAGATCGCCTCGATTTACGGGGTGCAGCCACGCCGGGCCGGCGGTATCCACGGCGACTCGATGACCTACTCGAACGTGGAGATGGATGCCATCAGCGAGGTCACCGACACACTGGATCCGTGGCTGGTCCGGTTCGAGGAAGCCTATTTCGAGTCGCTGCCCCGGCCGCAGCTCGCGGAGTTCGACCGGGACGCGAGGATCCGGCATGACATCCGGACCCGGTATGACGTGTACCGGGTCGGCCGGGACATCGGCGTGCTGAACGTGGACGAGGTCCGGGAACTCGAGGACCGGGAGCCGCTGCCGAAGCCGCTGAACGACACGGATTATGACGGCCAGGACTTTACTCCGCTCCAGATCCAGGTCGCAGCGGCGCGCGGCCTGTCGCGTGAGCTCGGGGTCGGTCCCGAAGGCGAACCGCCGCCGCAATCGGTCAAGACAGGCGGCATCCCCGAGCCGGGCGCGCCCGCGCAGCCCGGCCAGCAGCCAGCACTGAAGCCGTTCCCGCCGCCGGTGAAACCCGTAGCGGTCAACGGGAACGGAAAAAGCCGCAGGACGTGAAAGGAACCCCGTCGTGGCGCAGCTGACGACCCAGTCCATCAATAACCTGCCGGACTCCGATTTCGCTTTCGTGGAACCGGGCGGGACGAAGGACGCGGAAGGCAAGACCGTCCCGCGGTCGCTGCGGCACTTCCCCATCCACGATGCGGCGCATGTCCGCAACGCCCTGGCGAGGGCACCTCAGTCGCCGTTCGGAGAGAAAGCCATGGGCAAGATCAAGGCCGCTGCGGTGAAGTTCAATATTGACGTCGCATCCGACGGTGGCCGGGCACTCGCCCCTGACTACCCGGAACTGCGGATTACGCCTCAGCATGTCGAGATCCGTGACATGGGCAGCGACGGGAAGTGGATCGGCGGGTATGCCAGCGTGTTCCTGCCCCGCCAGTCCCGGAACCTCGGCGGGTTCGTCGAGGACGTGGCGCCTGATGCCTTCAATGAGGCCCGTGCGGGCGGCTGGCAGGACGTGGTGTGCCGGTTCAACCACGACTCGAACATGGTTCTCGGTACCACTGCGGCGACGACGCTGCGATGCCGGACCGACAACGTGGGCCTGGATTACATGGTGCTGCCTCCGGATTCCCGTGCTGATGTGCGGGAACTCGTGCAGCGCGGCGATATCCGGTTCTCGTCGTTTGCATTCCGGTGCCATGCCGGCGGTGATGAGTGGGGGATCACCGACCAGAACTTCCCGCGCCGCACCCTCCATGATGTGGAACTCGTTGACGTCGCGCCGGTACTGACTCCGGCGTATCCGGATGCGACCGCGGCGGTGCGCGCGACCACGGCCGCGCTGCGGTCGCTCGCCGATCACATGCAGATCACCGTGGATGAGGTCCGCCAGCTCGCTGACGCCGACGAGCTGAGGACCCTCTTCATCCGCACCGACAAGCCGATCTACCGGCCCGAGCCGAAGCGGCTCTTCGGGCCGGCTGCCGCCGCGATGCTGCTGTCCCGCCGCGACGACCCCTACAACTAGGGCGCGTGACCAGGAAGCGAAGCCCGCTTCCTGCTGAACCGCCGAGCGAAGCCCGCCGGCAAGACCTATCCAGACCGGCTGGCTTCAATCAGGAGGTTCACCATGGCCAGTGAAGTGACCAAGCGGCTCCGTGACCGGCGTCTCAACGTGTGGGAAGAGGCCAAGGGCCTCGCCGACACCGCGGCGACGGACAACCGGGCGTTCTCCGCTGAGGAGCAGGGCAAGTGGGATGTCCTGAACGAGGAACTCGACAAGCTTGACACGCGGATCAAGTCGGCGCTGGATGCCGAGCAGCGTGCCAAGGACGCCGACGCGGCGTTCGACCGGGTCGCCGGCCGTCAGCCGATGACGGTACGCGGCGGCGACGGGGCCAGTGCCGGCGATTCGCAGGCTGAACTGCGGGCGTTCTGCCGCGGCGATCAGGGTTCCCCGAAGCACTGGAACGCTGAGCCTGTTATGGGCCGCAAGTATGACAAGCGGTCCGTTGAAATGCGGACACTGTCCACGCTGACCACGGGTGCTGGCGGGAACCTGGCGCCGACCGATTTCTACGATGCCCTGATTGCCCACCTTATAGAGGTTTCGGGCGTAATGCAGGCCGGCCCGACGATTCTCAACACGGCCGGCGGGGAAGTGCTCCAGATCCCTAAGACCACCAGTCATTCAGCGGCCGCGTCGGCGGCGCAGGCTGGCACGCTGGCGAGCTCGGACCCGGCGTTCGGCCTGGCTCAGCTGCAGGCTTACAAGTACGGCATCATCATCCAGGTTGCCCGCGAGCTGATAGATGACTCCGGCGTAGACCTGCTCGGCTACCTGGCGATGCAGGCCGGCCGGGCGATCGGCAACAAGTTCGGCTCCGACCTCGTCACCGGGACCGGCACCAGCCAGCCGGCCGGGTTCCTGCCCGCGGCGACTGTCGGCGTGACCGGTACCACGACCGGCAAGGGCGGCGCCGCGCAGTACGCCGACCTGGTCGACCTTGAATACTCGGTGATCGCCCCGTACCGGCAGTCGAGGTCGTGTTACTGGATCGCGGCCGACAAGACGGTCGGCGGGTTCCGGAAGATCCTCGACGGCCAGTCCCGGCCGATCTGGGAGCCGTCGATGGTCCTCGGCTCCCCGGACCTGCTGCTCGGGAAGCCACTGGTCGCCGATCCGTTCATGCCGGCGGTGGTGACCGGCGCGACTTCCGTGGCGTTCGGCGACTTCAGCCAGTTCTTCGTCAGGCTGGTGGGTCCTGTCAGGTTCGAGCGGTCCGACGATTTCCTGTTCAGCCAGGACCTGGTGGCGTTCCGGTGCGTGCTCCGCGGTGACGGCACCCTGGTCGACCTCACCGGGGCGATCAAGAAATACCAGGGACCGACTACATAGCGGAAGGATGAACTGATGGGACACAAGCTCAATCCGCTGGCAGACCTGTCCGGGGAGCAAGTGGATTTCCCGGGCCCGCCTGCCGCGCAGGACGACGCGTCGCAGGTGTCCGGGCAGGACCCGCAGTCCCTGTTCGGCATCCCGGTCTCTTACCAGTCGGGTGCGGCGGGAACGCCGGCGCCGGGCGGTGAGGGGCAGGGCGCGCATGACGTGAACCAGCCGAACCAGTACCCGGGCACGGAGCCGATCTCCGGGGTGAGCCTCGGCGGGTCCGGTGCGCCGGGGACGGCTGGCATCAACCCTGACCAGGCACCTTCGGGTGGCCGCCCGGTGATGGTGTCGAATCCGAACAACTATCAGGGCACTGCGGGCGGAGGCTCGGGGACTCAGTTCATCACGGTGACTGACGCCGTGTCAGGCCCGGATGACTGGACGGCGCCGAGCCCTTACCCGCCGGCAAACCAGATCGTGCCCGGCGACTATTACCCTGTGCCGGGCGGTCCGGGTAATAACGCCGGCCGGGGCAGGGTGCTGCGCGGCGGTTTCATGAAGGGGCAGCGGTGATGACCAGTCCAGGGGAGATCAACCTGATGAACGCGGAGCCGGGCAGCGACGTCGGCGGCGGGCCCCCCCCGGCGCGGCCGCAGCCGGCCGATCCCCCCGGTGACCGCACGGGAGGATGGCTGAAGGTCGGCGCTCAGGCACCGGGCGGCAGTGAGTTCGATTACGCCAACGGCTATTTCGGCGCCGACGGCCCGGCGCCGTGGAAGCAGGCCTGACATGGAGGACCTGTCTGCCCGTTACGGGATCGCGCTGACACCGACGTCGCAGGAATCCGGGAACATAGTGTTCGACCCGTCGCCGGCGATGACCGCGCCGGGGTCGCTGCCGGCCGCGCCGCTGCCCGGCCCGGTGACTGGCGGCCATATTCCGGGACCGCATCCGTCCGGGCCGCAGATCGCGGTGTCGTCGCCCCGGCCGCATCCCGGGACCGGTTATCCGGCCGGGGCGGCCGGCTGGGTCGAGGCGCCGGACGCTGATGACCAGCCGGCGCCCAGCCCGGCATGGAAGCAGCTCTGAGCATTGCCGGAGGACATCTTCCAGCCGCAGTGGACAAAGGAGCAGGCCCGGAAACGCGCGCCGCTGCCCGGCCAGGGCGATCATGCGGTGACCCGGAAAGCCTGCGGCGGATGCGGCGGCGGACGGCTGTGGCAGTGGCTCGACCTCGGCAAGACACCCCTCGCCGACCGGTTCCCGGCCGCTGCCGGTGATCCGGAGGCCTGGCATCCCCTCGGCGCCGCCGTCTGCGAGGACTGCTGGCTGTCGCAGATCACCGAGATGGTCCCGGACCGGGACCTGTTCGGCGAGGGTTACGGGTTCCTCACCGGATCATCACCGTCAGCGGCCAGCTACTTTGAGCGGTGGGCCGGGTGGGCGCTGGACTTGTTCGGCGCGCAGGCGGAACGCGGCGTCGTCGAGATCGCGTGCAACGACGGCACCCTGCTGCAGCATTTCGCTGCCGCAGGGTGCCCGGTCGCCGGGTTCGACCCCGCTGTCCCTGCCGCAGCGGCCGCGCAGGCTACAGGCCTGGACGTGCGGTGCGAACCGTTCACCTGGCAGGCCGCGCAGGCGATCCGCGATGAACGCGGCCCGGCCGGGCTCGTGATCGCCTGCAACGTCGCTGCGCATGTCAGCGACCTGTGGGAATTCCTGTCCGCTATCCGGATGCTGATCAACCCTGGCGGCGTGGCCATTCTGGAGTTCCAGTACCTGCCGCGGCTCCTCGCCGGCGGCCAGTTCGACCACGTTTACCATGAGCACCGGTTCTTCTTCACCCTGGACGCGTTCGCCCGGGTGTGCGGGGAATCCGGTGGCCTGACCATTCTCGCTGCGGAGCAGGTCGCCGCGCAGGGCGGCAGCCTGCGCGTCGTCATCGGCGACGGGGAACCGTCAGCCGGGGTGGCTGCGCTGCGGGAGTCTGAAGGGTGGCTGCGGTCCAGGAACGCCTACGCGGCCGCGCAGGGCCACGCTGAGTTTGCCCGCGCCGAACTGCGGTCCGTGCTCGCGGGCCTCGCCGGGCAGGGCGTGACGGTCGCCGGCTATGCCGCCAGCGCCAAGTCCTGCACGCTGCTGAACTTCTGCGGCATCACGCCTGACATGGTCAGCCACGTTGTCGACATCACGCCGCGGAAGGCCGGCCGGGTGACGCCGGGCACGCACATCCCGATCACCATGCCCGGGGAACGCGCTGAACCCGGCGCGTATCTGCTCCTCGCCTGGAACTACCTGGGTGCGGTGGTCCGCCGTGAACGCGCGTTCCTGGACGGAGGCGGGAAGCTGATCGTCCCCGTCCCGGTGCCGGTGATCCTGTGAAGTTTCTCGCCCCGGCGGTCACGATCATCGTGACCAGCCACATGAAACCGACTCTCGGCGAGGCGCTGGAAAGCGTGATCACGCAGACGCGGAAAGATTTCCAGTGCCTCGTCCTGGACTCGGGGCAGTGGATCGGGCAGCCGGGTGATCTGTCTGCGGCGATGGATGCGGTATACCGGAAATATGCGCAGCATCCTCTCATCGAATGGGTGTTCACGGGGGAGCCGCCGGACCTGATACGACGCAAATGCCCGGTCGCGTGGGTGACGAACGAGGCGATCCGCGCCGGACTGCCCCGCGGCCGGTACGTGTGCACGTTCTATGACGATGACATCTACGATCCTGAGTTCACCGAGGAGATGGCCGGGTTCCTCGATCGGCATCCTGAGGCCGGGGCAGTGTGGTGCAGCGAGTACCGCGCGGTAGGCCGCCCGGGAGCGGCCGCAGAGGTGACGGGGACGATCCCGGCGGGCGGCCCGAAAACGGCGGGACAGATGGATTGCCAGGTCGACGGGGCGCAGGTGATGTTCCGCCGCGAGATGCTGGACCGGATCGGTGACCCGTGGCTGCCTGAGGACGCCGATGAAGGATCATGCCGTCATTCGGACGGGATCTTCCTGGAACGGCTCGCACAAGCCGCAGGCGTCATCCCGGCGGTGAGCCAGTTCCTGGTGACGCACCGGCACACGCCGTTCTCAAGATATTCGCCATCATGACCATAATCGGCAGTGCGTGGGGCGTCCACGACCGGGTCCCCGACTATAAGGCGTTCTCCTCGCCGGAAGACTTCACTGCCGCCGACCCGTACGCACAGGGCGGCCCGTCCGGATGCGGCTTCTACCGGATTGTCGTCCCGTTCGATGAGCTCGCTCGCCACGGATGGCGTACCGCCTACTCGGCCGGCACGCCACCGCCGGCGTTCGAGGAATACCGGATCGTCACCGGGCAGCGGCTCGACAAGCACGCCGCATTGCCGGACTGGCGGCGGATGCGGCTGAAGCACCGTCTCATCTATGAGATCGACGATGACGTCTTCAGCATCGACAAGCTCAACTGGATGGCCCACGGCGTGTTCAGCCGGAGTGATACGCGGGATGCTGTCATCCACGCCGCTCAGGTAGCCGACATCGTCACAGTCTCTACCGGCCCGCTCGCCGAGGTGATGGCCAGCCAGACAGGACATCCTGATATCCGGGTGCTGCCGAACTGTATCCCTGACGGCGTCCTGGACATCGAACGGTACCGGAACCGGCGTAAGGTGACTGCCGGGTGGCAGGGCGGCGCGTCGCATGCAGCCGACATCGCGATGATTGCCCCAGCCGTACGTGACTTCCTGGATCTGCCGAAAACCGAATTCCATCTGGTCGGTACCGACTATTCGAAGACGGTCGGCCGCAAATGCCGGTTCACGCCATGGATCCCCGCGGCCGCAGACCTGGCGTACTACCAGAGGATCGACTTCGATATCGGGCTCGCGCCCCTGACCGGAACCCGGTTCGATCAGTCGAAGTCGGCGATCAAGGTCCTGGAATACGGGGGACTCGGCATCCCGTCGATCGCGTCGGACGTGACCCCGTACCGGGACGTGGTCGTGGACGGGGTGACGGGATGGCTAGTGCGCACGCCGGAAGACTGGTCGCGGCGGCTGCGGGACCTGGCGTGCGACCCGGCGATGCGCGACGAGATGGGCGCTAAGGCCCGTGAGGTGGCTGCGGCGCATGCAATCGGCGCTTGCTGGCAGCAGTGGGCTGATGTCTATGAGGAGCTGCTGTGAGAACAGTGCGGATGGAGTACGGGATTTCAGGTGGCCGTGCGGACGGCACGGACTGGCCGCCGGCTGGCGGCCTGCTGGAATGCAGTGATGCGGAGGCCGCCGAGCTCGTCGCCGCGCATCTCGCGGTCTGGGCTGATGGGGAGCCTGAGGTGGAAACGCCGGAAGACACTCTCGATACGGGAGTCGAGATGCGCGGTAAGCCGATCGTGAACGCGCCGAAAGCCGCCTGGGTGGAGCACGCCGTCGGCCAGGGCTTTGACCGCGGCGAGGCGCAGGCGATGAACAAAGCGGACTTGATCAACCGGCTTAAGGAAGGGCCGACGGTCACTTGACGCGAATAATGGTCACCGGTGCGGGCGGGTTCATCGGTCATCATGTGCTGGAGCACCTGCTGGTCAACACGGACTGGCAGATCCTCGCCACGGACAGTTTCCGGCACAAAGGTAAGACCGACCGGATCGCCGAAGTCCTGCACGGTCACCCGGACTGGGCGGCACGGGTCACCATCATCACGCACGACCTCGCCGCACCGTTCACCCAGGCCACCGTTGATCGGATGGGTGAAGTCGATTACGTCATCGCGATGGCGTCCGAATCACACGTCGACCGGTCCATCGCGGACCCGGCGCCCTTCATCCGCAACAATGTCAACGTCGCACTATCCACGCTTGAAGCTGCCCGGACGCTTCGGCCGCGCACGGTAATCATGATCGGAACTGACGAGGTCTACGGTCCCGTGGAGCGCGGCGGCGGCGGCCACCCGGAATGGGCGGCGATCCTGCCCAGCAACCCGTACGCGGCGAGCAAGGCCGCGCAGGAAGCCATCGCGATCAGCTACTGGCGGACCTACGGCGTGCCCGTCGTACTCGTCAACTGCATGAACGCCTATGCGCAGCGGCAGGATCCCGAGAAGTTCCTTCCGCTGCTCATCAAGCACATCAGCACCGGTGTCACGGCTCCGATTCACGGCCGGCCTGGCGACATCGGATCACGGCACTACATTCATGCCCGCAACATCGCCGATGCGCTGCTGTTCATCTTCCGTGAGATGCCTCCAGTCAAGTTCCCGGTTGCGGACCGGCCGGACCGCTACAACATCGCCGGAGCTGAACCCATCTCAAACCTGGATCTGGCTGCCGAGGTCGCCCGGATTATCGGCAAGCCGCTTCGGTACGAGCTCATTGATTTCCATTCGGCACGGCCCGGCCATGATCCGCATTACGGCCTGGATATGGGCAAGCTGACGGCAGCCGGGTGGAAGCCGCCGGTGGATTTCGCGGAGTCGCTGGAGCACACGGTCCGGTGGACACTCGCCCACGAGCACTGGCTGGAGGACTAGGCCGTGACCGCGACCGTCCTCTACAACGACGCCAATGAATTCGCCACTATCACGAGCCCCACATTCAAGAACGCCGCCGGCACGCCAACTGACCCGACTACGGTGACCTGCCTCGTCACCGACCCGGCCGGCATCGCGACCTTGCATACTTACCTGGGCGCGGCTCCCGCCGACATCACCAAGGTCAGTGCAGGTATCTTCCAGCTGCTCGTGTCCTGCTCGGCCACGGTCGACGGGGTGTGGACGTTCAAGTGGACCGGTACCGGCGTTGTGCTCTCCGACGTGGCGGAGGGCACGTGGACGGTCACCCGGATCGACCAGACCCTGTATGCGACCGTGGAGGAGCTGAAGTCCCGCCTCGGCACGACCGGTACCGGCGATGATTTCGAGATGACCCTGGCCGTCCAGGCCGCGTCCCGCTCGATTGACGAGATCTGCGGCCGGTACTTCTGGCGCGGCACCGACACCCGCACCTACGTCCCCGAATCCATGTGGCGGCAGCCGGTCGATGACCTGGTGTCGGTCACAACGCTGAAGATCGACCGGGACG